TCATAATAATAGCCATATTTAGAGAAGTAATATTGCTGCATCATTAGCCTTTCATCACCTTCCAAAAAAGTTACATCAGCAAGCTGCATATCAATAGACTTGTTGCGAATGCTATCGGACTTGGTGATTTTATTAGCGTGCGGTGAGCCGCCCTTATCTTGCGCTTTGGTTAGCCAACGGTTTACAAATCCCTTTATGCCTTGTTTGGTCTTGCGTTTGGCTGGGTTAGCATCGCACCAGCTTTCCATCGCCATAAGCTCTTGGTGGACATTAACTGCTGGAAAAGCTCTCTGCCATGCAATGACATCTTTCTCTTCAGGCTGCCAATCTTCTTTATTATTTAATAACATTAGTGTCCCCTAGCCGTAATTAGCAAACTTGCCATGCAAATCTTGACGCAATTTGAAAGCAGCATATTTAGCATCTTCAAGGTTATCGTAAGTGCCACCATATTTAGGCTGGCCTTTGCAACCAATTTGAACAATGAATTTTTTGCTGGCTTTATGCCAACAAACGCCTTTAATGCCAGTTTTATTCCTCTTCGATAATTTGGCATTGCTTGCATTTTGCGCCTGAGTGCATTCCCTTAAATTTCCAATTCTATTATCACTCTTATCACCGTTGATGTGGTCAATAACCTTGGGCAAATAACCATATGTCGCGTAGAAAGCAGCTCTATGCCCATGTACCTTTTGTGCTCCTAAAGATAAAAAAACATAACCCCGAGAGTTAATGTAGCCAGCCTTATCGCCAGACCTTCTTTTAGGGCTATCTTTCATATGATAGAAATGGCCATCTTCTCTGTACTCTAGCATTTCTAACAGTTTGTCATAAACTTGAACATCTAACATTTTAAGCTCCTATGGCTCGGCAAGCCTCGCCTTGTGATTTATAAATTATTTATTGATAACTTTTTAAAAGGTGAATTAACCCTTTAACAACAAAAAGCTGAAAATTTAAGACCTGAGGGCTTACGCGACTCAGCGGTAAAGTTCGTGACCGTATCGAATATCTAATCTATCCGTTGATAACTACCGAGTTATCGCAGGGGCTATGTCCACAATTGGCAATGCGACTCTGACGTTTTATTTAAGAGTTTCGTCAGCCTCTAGCCCGATCACTTTTTGAATGATGCCTGTTGTTTACCTAAAAGTAAACTATTAATTTCCGAACTCAAGAAACTGCTCTAACGTCAAGTCAAGACACAATGCGATTAACTGCGCTGTATGTAGCTTCATGTTTTTATTAGTGCGCCACCTAATAACTTGTGGCTTAGATGTTTTTGCTATTCTAGCGAGTTCGCTTGAACTAACATTTTTATAGCTTTGCGCGCCTCTAACGCACTTACTGGCGTCAATAAATTTCATATTACAGAATCCTGTGGTATATTAATTGGGTCGGTTCCCCCGATCGACAAACCTCCTATGGTTTGCCCCCCGCAAGGGGGGCTTTTTTACCCTAGAACGGTATATCGTCATCCAAATCAATAGTAACAGCTTCTTTAGCTTGCTTTATGCCTTGCTCTTGAACTTGCTCTTTGGCAGTGAAGCTGGTAGACATATACTTGTTGCCTTTGGCAGAAGTGTTCACCCAAACGCTTAACCAGTAATCAATGCCAGCGACTCTAGCTGAACCTTTGTAGTCTGGATGACTGTCCGTTTCTTTTTTGTCATTTTTAAAAATAGCCCCACTATTGTCTTTTTGCTCGTAATCACTCATTTCAACTTCTCCACTTGGTTTAGTATTACATTGACGGCCTTATTTACTTCATCGGCCAGTTTCTCAATAAATCCTTCGTCTCGGCAAAATGTCACCAAGACAGGAGGAATCTGAGGATGGAATGCAAAAGCATCCCAAGATGCTGCGCCAGTTACAAGCATACAGCCTTGTATTTGCTGGTAATAAGCCTTGCCCAAAGATTGTGGATCGAGGCTATATTTAACCATTGTCTTTGCTGCTGGACATTTAATCTCAACTCCAGTCATATACTTTGGATTGTGATAAATAATGCCATCAGGCGAACAACCAAACTCTTTGCTATCGTCGAGAATAAACCCATGCTCAGTCACTTTATAATCAGTGATATATTCATAAGCTTCTCTAGCCTCTGGCTCAAGCTCGGTTCCGCGTTGCATATGCTCATTAATGTAAAAAGGCTCAGATTTACCTGTTATGCGCTCTGCAATTAATTCATGAATATAATTATCAGCAGATGCAGAAGGCTTCCCAGTCGCTGTTATTAACCTGCCAAAGTTACTTGCTGAAGGTTTACCCAGTCGTGCGGCAAACCATTCGTCAGTACCCTGTTCATGGTCTAAGATAATCATCCTTCTGACCTGCGCTTGTTACGCAAAGCGTGCATAGCCCTGTCAAACTGAGAGGCAAGTAATTTATTTGGGTTTTCACACTTGAAATGATTACAGAATGCAGCAACATCAGCGTCACGTTCTTCGATCATAGCCTTCAGTTCTTTTGCTTGATCGTCAGTGATAATGGCATTTGCGACAACAGGGTTAATATCTTCCCCAGCATAAATGTGATGGCCAAGGCCAAACATTGCAAAACACTTAACTAGGCATCGCATCTTGCTGGAGTTAATCGCAAACTTATCAGGGTTAATTATTGCCTTGTTGCGGTGATCCATAACGGGAAGCCACATATGCCGCATCATCATCTGATCTTGCTCTGAGCCAGTATGAATGTGGACCACGCAACTTATTTCAACGGTGCCTGTATCCTCGCATTTATCTTCTTCAAAAGAGTAATGAAGGTCAGGATAATACTCCATCATCGTTCCGTAAGCCCAAGCCCACGAAAGGTATGATAGATTGCCTTTTTTTTCAATATGCTGAGATACATCGATGGCAGATAAAGTTTGCCAAACTTGTTTAGATAAGCTCATTTTGACCTCCTACAGTCAGCTCAGTTTTTGCGGTATCACACTGCTCAGAAGCATACTGGTCTGCATAGCCCCAGTAATACTCTTGTTCTTGGTCTTCTCTTACGAAATGACCATGCACGGCATCGTATTCACCACGCTCATATGGACCTAGATCATTAATATTTTTTTCATATTCCAATGCGGCTTCATACTCATCTTGCGTTAAAGGCTTCCAAGGCTTTTCAAGAAAACTCATGCTGATTGCTCCGAAAAATAAACCATTTCCATGCAGTGATGCTCCCAAATTTCGCCCCAGTTAATGCCTTCAAAGTCGAAAAAGTCTCTAAGCATTAATGAGCAAAGATTAATTTCTTCAAAAATGCAGTCCATTACCATGTTTTCTATCATTTCAGCTGTAGTTGCAGCATCTTCTTGTAGCTCAGCTCGGATAAACTCACCGAAGTGCAGATTGATCAGCCAAGTATTCCTGTTTGTCCAGCCATTGTAATCTTTCATAATTTATACCTTTATTTATTGATTGAGGTGTAACGATACACCATGTTTACCAAAATGTAAACTATTATTTAAAAAAAGACAAAAAAAAGCCCCGCACTTGGCAGGGCTAGTGTTCTATGTGGAACTAGTAAGACCAGATAGCAGGGCAGGGAAACCCATCATCTTCTGTACAGCCGTCTAGGTGGATAAACCGACCTGATCCTTTCTGCTGTATACCTATTCTCTGTATACCATGATTCTGGGCCACTCTAATGATCTCTAAGGCGTTTTCTCCGCTGGCTAGTATATCTACCGCCTTACCGTGCGTATGCGCCCCTAAGACCTCTTTACGCGCCTCTATGGGGTGTTCTGGAGATCTGTAAGCAGAAGACAGTGCAAAGCTGAACCCGCACTCTTCGCGGATAGCATTTAGGGTCTTTAGAAAATCAGGGTCAAAGCCTTCATCGCCAGTGTGTCGGCAAGCCAACTCTTTAGGCTTAAAGTAATTCTTTTCTTCTGTCTTGGGTGATTTAGCCATTATTTGCCCTCTATGCTTTTGGTTTTTTCAAAACTGCGTAACCCACCCAGCCCTAAAAGCCCCATCAATATTGGCATCATTGTGCCAGTGTCAGCTTGCGGAATTACAACACCCACGCCAGCAGCTAATGGCGAGACTAAAAAGTTGACGGCAAATCCAAGAACGCAGACCCAGCCTGTTGCTGGTC